AAAGATGAGCTAAACCTGATTTCCCAGAAAATTTATGCTGCATGGTTTGAAATTTTCTTCACTGAAGGTGATGAAATACTCAGCGTAAAAGATGCTGATGAAAAACATATGCTAAGCAATATTCTACAAAAAATAAAGGAATTAAAATAAATGGAGTTTTTTACAGCATTCTATATTGAATACGCAGTGCGCGGCATGGATATACAGTCGTATATACTGCTGCCCTCATATGAGGCATGTCAGGTTATGATCCGCGACAATGAGGATATGTCCGAGTACATGTTTGCGGATGGTGATGTGAACATGTGGTGTATAAAGACCGCCAAATTGTCGCGGTCTTTACGCCCTAAGCTTAGGCCATCAACTCAAAGTGAGGCGCATCAATAAACGGACGACGACCTTGATCCAAGCGAAGCTTTGAGTAAGCATTCATAGCTGCTTCAGCCGTGCTTTTATATGTGCGAATATCACCCTCGCTCCACGCTGCACCCCACTTAATTGACGCGCCAGTCTCCTTGGCTGCCGCTGCCATCGCATCACATATCTCATCGTAGACATTCAACTCCCAGCAAACTTCTCCATCAACATAAGCAACGAGATCAACAGCATGTGAGTACTCGTCCCCTTGTGGAATATGTTTACTGTTCATTGTTTGACTGCGACCAGTCTCAACCATTCGTCGTTGTTGCTCAACGGTACGCAACCCGCAAGTCACACCAAAATCTACACGAGTTAACTTAATTGCAAGCTTCACTGTCTCAACAAGATCAGGTCGCACTCCTTCTAGCCTACTAAAGCTGCGTTTACTTAAATTAAACTGACTCATTTCTTTAACCCCCGCATCGTACGGATTCCAAACGAGGCCGCTATTGAAGCGTACATTCCCCATTGCACCCATAGTGGTGTTGTCTCCAAGTTAGCAAACCCTACCGCCATTACATCCTGCATACTTGGGATAAAGTTGGCAATCAAAATCAGAACGAATACAATCGTCCACAGCTCATCCTTCCAACTGTCTTTACTAGCTTCAATGGCAGACTGCTCCCAATCCATTTCACCAGTAGCTTGCTTCAGTTTAATCTCTGCGTTTGCTTTTTGAACCGCAGTCTTGCCATCAATGTAGCTCGTAGCTAATCCACCAATAGCAGATACTATCTGACCAATCATTTCTTTTGCTCCCCATTCATCCAGATTCCAAAGCACCCAGTCAATGCACCCATGCACACAGAAACCAAACCAGCCTGACCATTGCTAGGATCAGGCAGAGACATGTACCAGTGAACCGATTGATAGGTAAGAATAGTAACTGCAAGCATCATCAATCTTGGTATGATCTTCCAGTCATCAATGAATGTTCTCGCCATTGTAATACTCCGCTATTCGTTTGTTGGTCGTTATTATAACCACTTTCCCATTTTTGTCATAGACAACATACTTTACCACTTTTCCAAGTAGACACCCAAATACCACACAGCAAGAACCAAAAACCCCAAGGCAAACCCTATGCCCAAAACTGTAGCTATCGTTTCCATACGCTCCTCTCTGGCTTTCTCAGCAGCAATCTTAGCTGCCTTTCTCTGCTTACGCGCTTCAGCTTGCCACTGTTGCCAACGATCCCATGTGCCAGGGGGCGCATATAAACGACAGTAGGATTCAAGCTCTGCACGTTTAGCTTTTAGTTTTTCTAATTGTTGGAACTCTTCCCAATCACCTTCCGAACCACCAGTGATTGCAGTTAAAGGACTGTTCTTTTTACGCTGAACAGCGTCCTTTACATCTTCTTCCGCAGAAAGAAACTTACCAACCGCGCTGATAAGTCCCGCACTTTCTTTGCCATTACTGAGAGCTTGACGGATAACCGAATAAGCGGCGTTCGCAGCGGCAATGCTCTCAAGTATAGCCATGTCATCATCCCATTCGGAACAGAACAGATACCAAGAGCATGATTGTTGCGCCAGCCGATCCGACCAAAATGTTCTCGATCCGTTGCACACTACGCTGCAATGGTTTCAATTCCGATTCAATCTTATCGATGCGCTGATGCGCTGAGTGTACTGTACGTTTGTCCATTGTTATACTCACGGTTTAGTGGGCCAAGTTACACTGTGCGGAAAGCCAGCTTGATCTGTAATGTCTAGCAATGCTGTGCGATATGCAGACCATGCGTTCTGTTGCTCTGTTGTTAGGTCAGCCCAACGCAGTGCGTTAGATACAATAGGGTCTACCTCTATTTGCAGCAAATTATCACGCTGAAACCGAACTAATCGTGCAATCTTATCGTCATGCTCTTGTTGATTAAATGCTGCAACATCTCCATTTTGATCCATTGCCGCTTTTAGTTCAGTGTTGTCGATTGTCATATCAGTGTCGGATGGGTCTAGAAGATAAGGTATCCAACCGTATTCTGGATGATTAATCTCACAATCAATCTGCAAATTGTCTGGGCTTACAAACTTTGCGTTTCTATATTCTATGTTTCTATATTCATTCATCATGAAATCCTCAAAAGTACAGTACCGCGGTTGTTACCCGAACTGTATCCCATTACACGCCATGTTCCAGAAGGGGTATTTGATGTATCAATATAAAAACCATTGTATGCATTTGATAAGTAGTACAGGCTACTTGCGGATACGCTTCCACCAAGTGTTGTTGCTGAGCCACTGTCATCTCTACAATACGCATAAGCACCAACTGCACCCGCAGTAGATGTAGCACCAGCCCCACTTGCAATGTTTATAAGGTTCCTACTGTCATCAATAACCGTAGTACCGTTTACTTTAATCGCCATCTTCGTGTCTCCACTATTAGCTGTTTAAATTACCAAGGAACGCCATCTGTTGACGTAGGGTTAAGTTCCGCATTGATCTTGTCAGCAATCGCTTGCTCAATGTCAGCACGAACAACACCCGCCCAGACCCATTCAAGAACCGCAGCCTCAGTCAAGCTGTCGTATGCAACGAAGTCTGCCGCACTTGGATCAGGTGTGTGTGATGTAGTACCGTAAGAACCCGCTGTTGTTTCTCCGTCAACGCCATCGCAACGCCAGTGTACTACTGTCACGCCGCCATCCGCTGTGTTGCGTTCCATGTTTGCAACTGACCATGTGTATGTGATTGCCATGATTAATCTCCTAGTCTGGCTTTTAGCTCGTCAATCTGAGCCTGTTGTTCTTTGATTGCTTCGATTAGCACCCCGACAAGGTTGCCATACTTGACCGACTTAATGCCTTGGTCATTTGTGCTAACGACATCTGGGATAACTTCTTCAACCTCTTGGGCGATTACACCGACCTCTGAGTTGCCGTTCTCAATCCAATCGAATGAGACACCACGCAATGCCTTTACTGCATCCAGAGAGCCTGTCAGTGTCTCTACGTTTGTCTTGAGGGTAGCGTCTGAGGTGGTGTTGAAGTTGGCTGCGTTTACTGTGCCTGAGAAGTAGCCATTTTTGAAGCGAAGCGAAGATTCGCCTAGATCAGCAAAGTTATCACTGTTTGGATAAAATCTTGTAGTATTTAAATAAAACGCAACAGTTCCATTTAAAGCCAAACCTAAGTCATAACTATTTTCACTATTAAGAACTAGACCTTGACCGCCCCGTGACTTAATACTCCCCACAGTGGTGCCGTCTTTTTGGAAGTTAACAATATCGCCGTCTGATGTTTTTCTGTTAAGCCGTAAGACCTCACCCGCATCACGGGTATGATATGTAAACCCATTTGGATTAAGCCCATGCCCTACATTTGCGCTATTACTTGTGGTTGCTCCCACCAGCAAGATACCGCTGCTGTCGAACCTAGCGTATTCAGTCGTACCAGCGTTGTTCTTAAAGGTAGTATCACCACGCAAACCGCCAGAGAGGTAGAGGTCTTTGAAGCGTGTATTACTTCTACCAAGATCAACGGCAGCATCGGAAGGACTGTTTGTAGTCATATTATGGGGGCGGATACATGGGTCAGCACTTCTAAACTGTAAACCGCTTCCCGCCTTGCCGATAGTTACATCACCACCCTCAGTCCCAATACTCCCCACAGTGGTGCCGTCTTTGCGGAACGATACAATGTCGCCGTCCGTGGATTGCCTATTAAAAAAGTGACCAGATGCACTTGATGTTGAGGCGTATAGCTGCCCATTACTAGCAATCTCAACACCTGCCATATTAGCGGAACTGCTAGTAACACCCACCAGCAAGTTACCGCTGCTGTCGATGCGCATACGTTCTTGGTTGGCAGCGCTAAAAGTCATGTAGTTTGATGTAGCATTACCTGTGATGTACTGATCGCCATCTGACGAAAGCACAACTTTAATGTCGCTTCCTCCTACAGATGCAATACTCCCCACAGTGGTGCCGTCTTTGCGGAGGTCAAGAATAGGGCCGTCCGTTGATTTCCTGCTAAAAATAGCAACTTGACCAGAATTAGCTGTAGCAAGTGTATTAGTTGCAATAACCTGACCGCTTTCACTTAACTGAATACCATCGTCTGCTATAGAATTAGATGCAGTCTTACCCACCAGCAAGTTACCGCTGCTGTCGATGCGCATGCGTTCTGCGCCAGCAGTAGAAAAACCTAAAGTATCTACTGTCGCCCTGAACATGCCAGTGTTGGTATCTGAGTAGAAAGTGTGAGTGGGTGCTGCTGCCGTTCCATTTTGAGGCCCGACTGCACCTGCAACGGCAAGTTTAACTCCGCCACCAGTTGAACCAATGTCTACATTACCGCTGCTGTCGATGCGCATGCGTTCTGCAATAGTTCCATCACTTCGTGTTTGAAATGCTAAGTCTGCACTGCTTGCATTAGATGTTTGAATAGCAGAAATACCAGCAACACCTGTTGTGCTGCCAGACCAGCCAGTAACATTAAACTGTAATCCAACTACCTCATTAACAGTGTTATCTGTGTTTTTACGAGATATAACTAAGTCGCCCTGCACAGCAGATGATGAATATGTAACACTATCTGTTTCTGCTAC